GAGATATCAGAAGTAATGCGTTCTGTTGTCAGTGAGGCCATCACCAATAGAGCCTTCAAGGCAACTGGAACATTCACCGCAAACACCGGCAAGACTATGGTAGGTGGTGCAGAGAGACTTACCCCTGACTACGACGTAGACATGAACCAGCTAAACTCTCTTTTGGGAATCAACGATCCTGCCGTAGCGAGGGCAGTAGAGGACGCTGTAGGTCCGGAAGCATACAAGACATACAAGTCAGTCCTTGCTTTTATGGCAGAGGAACAGACCAAGCTTGATAACCGCGTCAGGTTTACGGGCATACCCCGCGCATTCTCCGTAGAAAGCTACATAAGCCGCTTCTACGCAATCAATCGCGGCGTCGTAAGCTTCAGGTATGTTGGTACAGAGGCTGTCCTCCAACAGATGCGTAACAGAAATATGTCCATGCTGACGCAAATCATCCAGAATCCTAAAGTCGGTGAATTGTTCATGGAAATGGTCCGCACAGGAAAGCCTCTACCGTTCGAAAAGGAAAAGCAGATGTTCCAAATGCTATCCATCGGACTCGAACGCTACAACGCTACGCACCAGCCAGAGCCACTCAGAGTACGAACAGGCACTGGCTACGAATTCACTATGGGTGGGCCTACAACCGCAGACGACAGCAGAACCATCCGATCTAAGGCAGACTTGGGCTTCGCATTCCAAGACCTCGTAATACCACGAACCGATCCAGCACCAGAAACAGACGCTCAAGCACTGTTTGGGCAACCTCAAAATTAGGAGAAAAACAATGAAAACATACACCAACGGCCAGCGCAAGGGCATGATGTACGGCGGGGCTGCAAAGCGTAAGCCTATGATGTACGGCGGCATGGCGACCAAAAAGAAAACCCGCAAGAAGGCTCAAGCGGGAGGCATGATGACAGCCACACAGGGCCAGCAGAATCAGATGCAGAACACGATGATGCAGAAGCCTAAGATGATGGCAGGCGGCGGCATGACTATGGTCAAGAACAAAGCCGGTGAGATGGTCCCTGACTTTGCCGCAGACGGCAAGGGCAAGATGATGTATGGCGGTATGGCCAAGAAGAAGATGCGCTAGATATATCTGGCTGACTTATCTATCGCCTCATCTGACCAAGACTTCAGGTATCGCAACAGGCTTGCTATGGAGTGTGCCCCGTCGTACTCCGGCAGGCCGTTGTTGATCACGCCCTCGAACTCTTCGGGCCTCACAGATTCACAGAGCAACTCGACCTTCCCGTTGGTAAGGAGGTTCGCTTCGAACTTAAACAGAGACGCTTTGTTTGACATCAGACAACTCACTAATAGGTAGATTGTAACAATCGGCCTTGAACGTGAAGCCGTTTGCGGGGTCTACGTCGCCCCTCTGGTATTTCGTTGCCTTCGTGTAGAAGTCTTGCTTCGGAATCTTGCCCAGTATCCACGCCTGCGATGAATCGGTCAGGATGCGTACAAACACATAACTGTCGCAATCCTGTTTGGCCCCGTGTGCAGCCACCGAACAATCGTAGTGTGGAAAGGGACGGGTATTGCAGCGTTTCGTTTTCACGTCGATCCGCTCCCCGTCCCTCACCAAATCATAGTCGTAGGTGTTCGACTGGTCCGCACCCATAGCGTCAGCCACGATGATCTCGCCTATCGCACCGACAACATGACTCAAGCTACCTGTGATGCTGCCCTGTAGATTGCCTACAGTGGCAGCTTTCTTTTTGGCGCGGGCTATGATCTCAGGAGTTATCTTTACTTGTAACATCGGTTTCCTCTAGGAATAAAAGAATTGCTGTGGACTCGTCGGTCTTGAACCACTCACCCTTACGGTCACTGGCATTGTCCTCGAAACGCTTGTGCATTTCAAGTTCTTTCTCGTGCCGATTGTCTACAGAGATACGTGCAAGAATCTCATAGTCTCTGTGTGGTGATGAAGTCTGATAGCCGTTGAGGCGATCATCTGCCCTGACTGCCTTGCCGATCTTTATCCACTCAGGCCACGCCGGATTGGTGATGGCATACACCTCACCCTCCTTCGTGCTTTCGATCTTCTCGTGAGACCATGCGTCATCCAGAGATCGATACTTCCCCGGCTTGTGCAGGGGGTGAAGCTTGGAAACTTCCTTGCCGTTTACATACATACGCTGAGAGTCCCGCTTCTTCACAGCTTCGGGATTGTCTTTGTAGTACATAGGATTCCCTGTGTAGGGATTAGGCTTGTTTCTCTTGCTCATACTTCTCACGCTTCAGCATCCACTCCTCATAGCAGGGATGGTGGGGATGGGGATCGTACTGAATCCATCCGTCACCTCTCTTCCACACGAGGGGTGGCTTTTTCTTTTCCTTCATCTGTCTTCTCCCTCTTTCCCGACAGATACTTGGGAGGTTCCTTCACTTCAAAGAACCGCCCGAATATCTTGTCTAGCAGTATTGACAGCCGCTCCATCAGGCGGCATTGAGATCGACGACTTCACACACGCCCGCAGTACACGCCAGTTCACGTGATCCGGATGTGTTGTCTTCCTTCTCGTACTCTGACAGTGCAGCCCAGTCGATAACCAGACTGCCTCGCTCGTGCTGCCACTCCAAGTAGTCATCGACTTCGATGTCCTGATAGGGTGCCTGCTGATAGGTGTGATCCGAATGCGGCAGGAACGAAACGCCTGATGCCACGTCGAAGTTCTCATACACCCACGCACCCACGTCCATCCACTCGTCTTCCTTGACTGTGATGGTCACAGACGGCTTGTGTTCACACCAGTGTATAGCGTACGTCTTCCACAACTCAAGCTGCTCTATGGCTGTCATCTGTGTTCGTGTGACGGCACCCTCTGGTGACTTCATAGCAAACGAGAAGACAGTTGTCGAGTCGGGCTTCATCACACACGCCTCACTGTACACGCCCTGCTCCTTGAGGAACTGCGTCAGGGGGTCCTTGTTGTCTCCGCGCACCGTACGAATGTAGTAGTCGTTGTGACGAGCGTGAATACCACTAGCGGCGTCTACGAGTTGAGACACAGTGCCCGATGGCTTGACACAGGTGATGGCAGCGGACTGTGGGATTCCAAGCATCTTTGCATACTTGCGATTCGTCTCTACGGCGACTTGCTTCATCTCTTCTAGCCAACGAGGGGAATCGACGGTCTTCGATAAAATTGAGTGATCCATGATACCAGTCAAGGATACGCCCAAGAGGCGTTCTTCTTCTGTGTTGTCCCGCCATACTTTCCTCAAATATTTGAAATCGGTTAGGGTTGACTGTAGGGTGCCCAAGATTGTAGCGAGGCGTACCTTGCGCTTCAGGGACTCCAGCGTATCGCTTTCACGCACGACCACCTCTGACAGGTTACAGAACTGATAGGGACGCAGGATGATCTCAGAGCAGGGGTTCGTGCCCCACATGTGCCCTGTCTCACGCCGTCCATTGCGGGCGACTTGCTTGTCTGCTGCATCACGGTTGAAGATGCCACGCTCACCTGACTTCGAGTCGTAGAGAGCCAGCCACTCGCGCATGAACGTGCCCATCTCCGGCTTGCCCTTGTAGGCTACGGAGTTGTTTGCGAGGGCACGTTGCCCCTCGTTCTCCCACCACGCACCAGACTTGGCATGTGCCATCTGATCGTCGTTGAGATTCGACAGGGAGATGAGAGCAGAGCGACGTACGCCCCCAACGACTACGATTTCACCAACCTTGCACATCAGGTCGTGACACTCAATAGGGAAGAGGCGACGACCTTGTGCCTTCTTGAACAGTTCGACTGTGAAGTGAAACAGATCATCTAGGGGTCCGGGGCCGGATGCCCTGCCGCCCATCGTCTTGAGCCGCGCACCGGACGGACGGACAGCGGACAGGTCCCACTGCGGTATCTGACCGGCGTAGAGCAGCGCAATCAGTTCACGCAGAGACTTGGCCCACCCCGGCTTGGAGTCACCCACACGTATCACTGTGTCCGTCTCGTGCATAGCGTCACTGATCACGGGCAGTTTGTCCACGTTCTCACGCTCCACAGAGAAGCCGACACCCGTGCCGCACATCAGGATGTACATGCACTCGTCGAACGAGCGGGGGCTGTCCACAGGGATGTAGCTACAGTTATAGCCGCAGATGTTGTCCCTTGAGAGAGCAGAACCTGCTGTCATCATGCCCCGCATAGACGGCATGATCTCCTGTCCGATCACGGCATCGTGAATGTCGAGAAGATCATCACGGGGTATGTCGAAGCCGTGCTTGTCCCTGACGTGGTTCGCCATGAAGTTTGTATAGCGATACACAGTCTCGTCCCAGTTCTCACGACGCTCCTCGTCATCAAGCCAACGTGCATAGCGTGACTTGTGAATAAACTGTTGGTAGGTTGTTGGTAGCATATTATTCATTGTTATCTTCCTTTGTTGCGATCAATTTGTTCAAGTAGAATTGTGCCTTTTTGAGGTCTTCGATTCCGTTTTTGTATCTGTACCGCCAGAGGTACTTGAGGATGTTTCCCTGTAGGTAGTATTGGAAGCCGTCGCCTGTCGCCGCTGCGATTGCGTCAAGGCATTCGATACCTGCCTGATTGTAGTGTGGCGGGTGATTGACGTTATCGACATCCTTGCTCTTCTCCTCCAAGTAATCCTCGTTGCGTATCTTCATATACTCATCGTGTCTCATCTGTTGTCTCCATCACCCTGTATCTTACCAGCAGCCTTGCGAGACTTCAGCTTGTACATGTTCATCTCTGCAATCTGCTGCAAAGAAAACCCTAGATCATCTGCGAGGGCAGCGCAATACCAGAGAACGTCACCGATCTCTTTTGCTATCTCTCCCTTGAACCGCGAGTCGTCACGCCCGTCGCGGTAGACCTTCTTCACCTTGTCTGCCACCTCGCCTGCCTCACCGGCTAGGCCCAGAGTAGGATAGGTGATCTTCATGTCTTCTGGGTAGATGGCAAACTCACGAGCCTGCATCTGATAGTTGTTGAGGGTCCAGTTCTCTTTGATCATTGCGTCTTACCAAAATCTATCTTGACTATGTTCGTACCGTCTTCGTGCTTTACGGTGGGGCCGTTGTCGTTGTCCACTTCGTCAAGCATCTTCTCCTTGACACTATCGAAGGCCAGCCGCGCCAAGCCTGCTTCCATCACTCTGTCGAAGTCAGACTCTAGGAGTTCCATCATGCCGTTCGTGACAATCGTGCCAGCCTCATAGAACTCTTCGTCGTCGTCTGTGGTCGTATCGTACGCAGACACTTGGAAGCTTTCCTCGTCGATCTTACGCAGGATAATATACCAGCGGTTAGGCATCAGGGTTGCCTTTTCAAATTCACCCTCATCAATCGTTGTCATCTTTTAGCCACTCCTCTGGGATCGAACCCTCTGCCCACTTGAATCCATTCTTCTCTGCCCACGCACCGTACGTGGTCTTGCTTCCCTTGTAAATCTTATTCCGTGCGTTCAGGAAAACAATACGAATGTCCAAGTCAGGATGCTGCTCCTTGATCAGAAGCATCTTAACACGGTCACCCTTGTCGAAGTAGCCCTTCGCTTCGATGATTATGTTCTGCTTGGTAAGATGAAAGTCTGGTGTGTAGGTGCGGGGCTTGGGCACGTACGTAAGTCGTAGGCTCTCATATTCGTACAAAATTTTTTTGCTGCTGAGTTTTTTCGCTATGCCTAACTCGAAGTTAGACCGGAACCCTGCCTTGCGATTGCCGCGCTTCATATCTGCATTCCTATCGACCCCATTCTTTGTATCACGTACCCTGCCACTCTTGGGGAAAGTTTTTCGATTATAGATAGTTCGTTTGTCAAACGATTCAGTGGGACGCATACGTTGGCTCCAGAGTGTGCTACTCTTCCTATCTTCTGCAATTCAGATTCGAGTGTGGTGATGTCGCGCTTTTCGGTACCCGAAGACAGCGTACCCAACTCACTGTAGTTGTCGCGCAGTGTGAGGGGGAGGCCCCTCTCGTTCATACGAAGACGAACAAGCTTACGCTCCCCGCCACTGCCGCCGTGAGACTCGACATAGACGTGATGCAGTTCCTTGTTCATCTCCATCAGTTCTATCTCGTAGTCTCGTACGAACAGGTAGGGCATCCTACACCTCCCTTGTCTTCAGCTTGGTGTACCATACCTGTGGCGGCGACTTGGCCTGTGATGTCACACGAGGATGCAGTTCTGCATTTGGCCAGCAGTGACTGCGAAAGCCACACAGATTGCACTCCTTCGCCAAGACCTTGTTGCCTGTACGCAGGGTTTCACCCTTGCGGCGGTACGTCTCGAACTCGTCGGGGTAGGGCTTGAATTCTTTAACGTCAGGGTCTGTCAAGAATTTGACACGTTCCTCAGCATCCGCCAAGTATTTGGCACGGTCTTCGTCCTGCCACTCTGGTGCCTCGACCATAGCCACTTCGCCACTTGACTTGTTGACTACAATCCAGCCGCCAAATGGCATGCCCGTCGCCGCAGAGTACAGGAAGCCCTGCATGACATAGCCAAAGGGATCGTCCTCCTTGAGGCCATCGTAGCCGCCGAAGCCAGTGAACTTGTTTTTGAACGCCCAGTCACTTGCTGACTTGATGTCCCACACCTTCTCTGTGCCGGTCTCGTCACGTATGATTACGTCGAGTGTGCCCTTGATCGTCTGGTCACCCACCTTCAGTTCGACCTGTCGCTGTGCATCAACGATGTCCACACCCGACTCTCGCATGACAAGCATGAGGATAGCTTCTGTGATGTCACCGAAGATAAATCGAAACAGCGTATTGTACTGCATCGACTCCTTGATGCCCTTCTTCTCTAGGACCTGCTGGCATAGGGGGCGACCCAAGCCGGACATACGTATGCGATACTCACCGCGCTTCTCAGTGAGTTGCCTGTTTACTGAGTGTCTCGTCTCTTCTACAAACGCAGAAAGACCTGCGGAGGAAGCACTGGTCTCCCCCCGCAAAGCCTTAGACATGTAGTCTTGAATGTTAAGCAGCGTCAGCATCTTTGAAATCCGCAGCCAGATCGATATCGCTATCGTCTGACATCAGCTTAGATGCTTCCCTGTACCCATTCATTACATTTTCGTTGTGACCCTTGACGGTTTCCGCGAAAGTCCCCATCAGTTCCTTATCGTCGTCCGTGATAGCTACAGTGCTATCGAACGTAGGCATCGGCGTCCAGTAGGTCACGCTGCCCTTCTTCTGGCGGTTCGTACGCAGCAAGATGCTGGTCTGCACCATCAGTTTTTCTTGCTTCGTCAGACCCTGAATGAAGTCTGCGATAGGCTTGAACCCTGACCGCTTAAAGTAAGCAATCACCGGCTCGTCGGTTACCTCGACAGGCGTACCATCCGCAGAGTGGAACGATCCACTGATGCGTCCGTAGATAACCTGATTACACACGACGGCACGGGAAGTCAGATAACGCACATCATCCTTGTCAAGCGCATCCTCCTCGTCACGGGTGAGGCGACCACACTTGTTGCCGCCCTGCGTGTCGGGGAACCCACCAGCAAACGAAGTCTTCTGGACTGACTTGCATGAGAAGCCGCCCTTACCCTCGTTAGCCTCTGCATCCCACATAGAATACTCGTAGGTACGCAGCAAGGCTCGAAGCTTAACTTCTTTGGCGAAGATGTACTGACCATTGAAGAACATCTTCCAGTCGCCTCGTGTGAGGTTGTGACCGTCGTCCGTCTCCTGATCGTAGTTGATGTTCAAACGAGGAAGCCCAACCTTCTCAGTGGCACCGCCACCCTGTCCAGTAAGCTTCATCATCTCCCCGACGTTATCGCTCGACAT